GCTTTAAGTATAACCAACTATGTGGGATAGGTATCTCCTATAATTTAGATACCTATTATTTCCCTTTCCGTCACCAACAGGGAGTTAATCTAGAACCCACTCTCTTAAAAGATTTAGTAGGGGTTTTGGGGTTAGCAAAGAAGTTGGTTGGCTATAATATTAAGTTTGACATTAAGTTTCTTGAAAACGAAGGCTTCATTAGTCCTGAAGAACAAACATGGGCTGACGTAATAGTTATGATGCGGCTTATAGAACCAGCTAGTGTCAAAGACCTTGACCTAACTAGTACGATTACTAGAGTATATGGGGAAGAATCTGCTGCATATGATAAGGAAACTAAGAAATGGTTGAGGAAGAATAAGTGGTTTAAGGATTTCTCCATGGCTCCAGTTGATGTGCTTGGGCCGTATTGTGAACAGGATGCCCTGTTTACTGAAAAGCTTTATTACCACGCCTTGATGCGGATTCAACAAACGTATCAAGAAGATGTGATGCAGTTAGAGAACCAACTAACCAGAGTACTGTACGAGATGGAGAATAGAGGTGTGTCCGTAGACGCTAACTATGCGTTGACTTCTATGAAGAAGCTTGAATGTAGGAAGGAAGTTATTGCAAACCAGATTTATGTTCTTGCTGACCAGGAGTTTAACATCCATAGTACTCAACAAGTAGGGGAAGTCTTGAATGGGCATGGGGTCTATTCGCCCCTCAAGACCCCCAAAGGGAAGGATGCATGGAATGAAGCAGCCCTAGTTCAAATAGATAATCCTATAGCTGGGTTGATTCGTCAGTACCGAACTTTAGAAAAACTGAAGTCTACGTATATAGAACCATACATAAATGTAAATACTATGCATACATCATATTGTAATTGGGGGGCTGTAACTGGAAGGCTTTCTTCCCGTGAACCCAATCTCCAGAACATTCCTAGAACTCATTTTAAGCTAGCAGATAGAGACTTATCTTCAGAGGAAAGGGAGTCCATCAAGAGTCGTATTAATGCTCAGATGGCAGCAAAAGGAATTACAGCTGACCTAGATTTAAGTGATGAGGTATGGAATACTTGGGGGTTTATTGGTGATGACTCCTTTAATGAAGAGGATTCTAATCAGTTATCTATTCGTAGATTGTTTACATCTAGGCCAGGATACACAATGATAGCATTCGACTATTCCCAGATGGAAGTTAGAGTCTTTTTAAGCTATCTAAAAAACACAGAGATTACTCAGATGCTTGAAGCGAATGATATTGACTTCCATGCGGAAGCAGCTAAGAGAGCCTTTAACCTCACAGGAGAAGAAGAAACTTTTAAGTTCTACCGTCAGATGGCTAAGAATATAACCTTTGGAGTAATTTATGGTATTGGCAAAGCCAAGTTAGCTAAACAGCTTAATGTTACAGAGAAAGAGGCTGCTCAATATAAGAAGCAATACTTCAAGGGTTTACCAGGGTCAAGAGAATTCTTCGCTTCAGTTATTAGGGCGGTGGAAGACCGAGGATGGATTAAAAATAGGTATGGCAGAGTGTACCAAATTGATAGCGGGATTGCATATAAAGGAGTAAATTATCTAGTTCAAGGCACAAGTGCCGATATCTTAAATGAAAGGATAATAAAAGTCCATGAATATCTTAAACAAACCCAAAGCAATATCTTGCTGCAAGTCCACGATGAAATCATTTGTGAAATCCATGATAGCGAGATACACTATGTTCCGATTGAAATATCTGCGCTCTTAGAGGAGAATAGTCTACAGATACCTTTGCGGGTAGATATGGCTCTCTGTAAGCCATCCTGGGCCACTAAGGTTGGGTGGGATGGGAGAGAATGTAATCTCCCAGCACAAGCGAAACTAGAACGGTTAGAAGATTTTATAGATTGGGAGGAAGAATATGCCAGTAGTAATGGATAAGACCCGAACAGCACACCCAGAAACTTTTGAGGAAGCCTGTCGTTTGGTTGCGGCTCAGATTGCTGCTACCGTAATTTCTAAACAGCATGATTATGGGCATGACAATATATTGGGGTTTGGGGACAAAGGGTTGGTAGTACGGATGTGGGATAAAGTAAGTCGGTTGAAGAACCTTATATGGAATGGAAACGGAATTGCTAAACATGAACCCATTCAAGACACCTTTACAGATATAGCTGGATATGCTATAATAGGATTAATGCTAGAAAAGAAGTGGTTTACTCTGGATTTAAAGGAGGAGTAGATGAAAACTAGGAAGCCTTTCAATAAGGCAGCACATGCTTCTAATGATGCCATAGGGAAACAAACGGTGTTGAAATTATTGAAAAGTATGGATGTAGAAGCCGAAGAAAACAGTAATCCTTATGGAGTGGACATTCTGTTAAAGAAAGGAGTAGGGAGCTATGAAGTAGAACGAAGGTCTATTTGGACTGAAGAGTGGCCTTTCGCCACTGTCCATATCCCTGAACGGAAGACAAAGTTCCTTATCCCCGAAATGACTTATGCAGTAGTAAATAAAGATTGTAATAAGGTAATGCTGTGTTCTAGTGAGACTATTCTTAAATATGAACAATTAGAAGTGCCCAATAAAGCAGTAGCTACAGGGGAATATTTTTATGATGTTCCCCTAAAAGAATGGACAGTGCATGATGTCGGATGAAGAAATACTTGTTCTATACAGCCAATGGAGTGAGGAGTATTATTGTGCTGGGTTCTTAACTCCTGACCCCTTGTCTATACAAACGTTTCGTAAATGGCTTAATACTCGCAAACAATTATATTTGAAGCCAGCCCAAAATGATTATGAACGAGAGATGTTAGAAGAATTCCATAAACAAGAGGAACAAGATGGTTGAACTAAGTAATGAAAAACCTGACTGTTTAGAAGGGCAAACCCACATATGGGTTTTTCCCCCAGGAACTGGTTCTACTAAGATTTTTGGGCCTAAATCAAAAGGAAGTTTTTATGATGCGAGTCAAGTTAGTATAAACTATAAAAGAACAGCAACCTGTAAGGTGTGTGACCAAAAACACACCTTTGAGAAGATTAAGAGTCCATATAAATTACCGCCCTCAGCGGGGAAAAAAAGAAGAAGGAAGAGAAGGAGGAAATATAGTTATGGCAAAAATTAGTGTACATCTAGGATTTACATTTAGGGTGGGGTCATTGGACACAAACCAATACAGTCGTATTGATGTGGATGTGAGGGATGTGGATACAGAATTACCCGTGTCTGCCCAACTAGAAGAGGCAGGAAAGGCTATAGATGCTGTCTGGACTGAGGTACGAAAAACAGTAGATGAAAAGATTGAAAGTGTCTTGGATTCTGGGGGGGCGTAATGACCCCTCATAATAAAATAGAAGTAGCTAGGGCAGTAGTGTTGGAAGATATCCTAGCTGAACGAGAATTTCAGGATAATAAGTGGGGTGACCAAGTAAATAATACGAATGAATTGTGGAATGTGATTGCCACAGAAGAAGTGGGGGAAGCAGCAAGAGAAATTTATGAACATGGTGATAATTTATATACTGAGGTAATTCAATGTGCTGCGGTCTATATGGCGTGGGGCGAAGCATTACGTAGGAATGAGGTGCAATCCAATGAAGAACACTGCTGAAGAAGCAATTAGTCAATTGTTAGGAAATAAGAAGCTGAACTTAGTAAGGGGGAATAGTAACGAGTTTCAAATTGGGAGAATCTCATTTGGAATTCCTGCGTTAGACTCCCTAACAGGCGGTGGCATACCTAGAAAGCGATTGACCATACTATATGGCCCCACTAACGTAGGCAAGTCTTATTTGGCCTCTCAAATCGTTGCTAGGGCACAACAAGAGGGAGGTATAGCTGCATGGATTGATACAGAACTTTCCTGGGATGGAGACTGGTTTGAGAAGTGTGGAGTAGATACCCAAAATACCTTGGTATCTCAGCCCGTTAATGGAGAAGAAGCGTTAGACACTGTTAGGGAATTAATGCGTAATGGGGTGGATGTAATCGTTCTGGATAGCATAGCAGGACTAGTGCCTACAGCTGTACATGATGAAGACTTTGCTTATAGCCCAATGGCATGGCAAGCTAGATTTGTCAATAGTGCCCTACCCAAGCTTCTCCCCAATCTACAGCATGGTTCTGCCTTCGTAGCCATTAACCAAGTAAGGTCAAGCATTGGCCCCGTAGCCCTTGATAACATGCCTGGGGGCCTTGCACAGGGCTTCTTTGCCCACTTCCTACTCCAAGTAAGACGTTCTGGATGGATTGAGGAACCCAAGGGCACTAAAGTAGGTTTTGATATGGAAGTAAGATTACGTAAGAGTAAGGTGGGGGGAGAGAATTGGCGTAGTGCCACTGTTCCATTTAGAGTAGAGGGTGGTATAGACATCTTAGAGAGTTATATTAGAGAAGCTCTAGACCAGAAGCTTATTGATAGGAATGGGGCTTGGTATACGTATAAGGATATAAAAGCTATGGGACTGAATGGACTCAAGCAACAATTTCTTAGTACTCCAACACTACTTGAAGAACTTAAAAATGCTGTTACCTAGGGATTACACTAAACAGGAAAATATAATTGCCGAATTTCTATCTGAGTTTGGGTTAAGGTATGACCAACAGGTAGTATTCGGTAAGTATACTGTAGATTTCCACATTAAGGAAATTGGTATGATTGTGGAAGCAGATGGGATATATGGGCATTTACGGAAGAGGGATATACTACGAGATGCAAATCTCCATACTTTTCCAGGGGTGGAGTATGTTCTGCATATTAAAGAAAATTCTAAACAAGGAATAAAGGATGTATTATGGCTGGCATTAAACAACTTACAACCCGACACACAGTAAGTACTGCCAACAAAGCGTTAGCAAGTCAGGATAAATGGCTACTAGATTTGTTTGATGAGTACTTAACTGAACAACAAAAACCTAATCGAGCAGGAGTATTTTATCCGTCCATGCTGGGTTCTACTTGCGATAAGCACTTATATCTATCGTACAGAGGAATGCTTGCCCCCTCAACTATCCATAGCTATACTCGTAGGATATTTGATAATGGGTCATTCTTAGAGGAACGGATGACAACTTATTTTGAAAAGATGGGAATACTGAAAGATAGGGAAATTCCATGTGCTTGTGAAGACCCCCCTATATCGGGAAGGGCAGACTTTCTATTGAGTCACCCCCTTTACTCTGAAGTCATACTAGAGTTAAAATCTATTAATGACAAGGGCTTTAAGAATTTACGGGGAAAGCCTAAACGAGAACACTTAATACAACTTCAGCTATATCTACATCTGCTAAAGATGGAACGGGGAATAGTGTTGTATGAAAATAAGAATGACCAACACATAAAAGCTTTCCCAATAGAGTATAGTGAGAAGGCGTGGCAGTCTATAGAGGCTAAGTGTAGGAAGATTCAGAATATGGAGGTTATGCCTGAGGGATGTACAGGCCCTCCATGGTGTCCTTGTAAAGATTATAAAGAAACGGAGGAGGATGAAGATGACGGAGAAATGGACTCCTATGAAAGCATTGAGGAAAGCGGATAAAGCCCTAGAGGATTTAATGGTGCCCCCATTCCAGGCAGACCTTAGTGAACACACCTCATTAGAATTCTCCAATTTGATGAATGCTAATTCTCGTACATTGGAAGAATTTCTAGTTTTGTATGGGAGCTATAAAGCCTATTTGGAAAGCAGATTAGCTGATGTAGACTCTGCTAAGAGTGCTATTAAGGCTGCATTTGAAGAAGGGTATTCTACTGCACTTTACAGAATTACAGAAGACAGGGAATCTGAGGGTAAAAAGAAACTAACACGGGAAGAAATACGTGGGGCGGCTCTATCGGCTTATCCCCAACTCCGAGAGTTAAGTCGAGAACTCATTGAACAAGATGCTGAGTACACTAAACTAAATGGGCTACTAAACGCATACACATCTGCTTACCATACGGTATCTAGGATTGTGTCGTTAAGAACTGCCCCGGCAACATCTCATGGTTAGTCATTACCTGGGACTAGATTGCTCCAGCAAGGCTATTCATGGAGTTATGATTGACGATTTAGCCAACCTATGTTTCTTTGATAAATGGACTTCTAAATTGCCTGATTTTGAGTCCAGATTTCCCCTGTTTTTGGAAAGTTTTTACAAGGAATTAGGTATAATTAAAGAAAGGTATCCCACATTACGGGTGGCTATTGAAGCCCCCATTTTTATTCAGAACCCTAAAACCACAATGCAGATAGCTGCGGTAGTTTACACAGCTAGATTTATTTGTTTTTTACGTGGGGTGGAATGTGTTCCAATCCAGAATAAAAGCTGGAAAAAATACGTGTTAGAGAAGGGAAACGCCAGTAAAGCAGATATATTTATGTATGCTAATATGATGTGGGAGGATTCCTTTAAAGAACAAGACCATGCAGATGCAGCATGTATAGCCTTATGGGGTAGATTTAATTATTTAGGGGAGGATATATGAGTTTAACATTTCATATGAATGGAAAGACTGAAGTTAGTGTAGAGTATGAAGACAAAATACCGAAAGATATGACTGCGGCTCAATTTAAGAAGAAGTATGGGGTAGTAGTTTGGTGTGACTATTTTGGATGTGTGCATAATGTTCAGGTAGAAGACACCCAACGTACTACTGGCACTCTCTTAAAGAAGAGGGGCTATCAACCATTGGGGAAAGATGCAGGAGTTTGGAGAGGGTTGTGTACTAGGGGAGAAATAGGGCTAAAGTATGCAGGAGACAAACCTGAGTGCTTTACTGCTGCTGTCCGTAAAACAGGCCACATGAACTTTGCTGGGTTGTTGCAATCTGATGGCTCTCCTTATGGAGGTAGCCTTGAATCTCAACATGCTTCTGACCAGTCGTTTGATATTCCGAGTAATTGGGATAGGAATGATAAAGCTCCTCGTAAAGGACTTGTAAAACCTAATCTCAAAGAGTATAACGTTCAACCATTTTCCTTATAGGAGAAGATATGCCTAAATCATTTGACCCCGACATAAAGAACAGAGCTTTAGAACTGTATATCCGAGGTGACCAGTCAGCTAGAGAGATAGTTGAACAACTGTGGGATGAATTTACTACAGAAGTTAAACCAACCACTATTTATATGTGGGCTAGAGAAAATGGCTGGGATAATCATAAGGTAGAAGTACAAACTAAAGCCATTGAACAAGTTAAAGAATCTAGTGGGCAACGGTTTACCCGTATTCAACAGGAACACTTACAAGAATATGGTCAGCTTCGTCAGAAAGCTGTTCATGAGCTTGACCACCTATCTTTCGATAAAGCTTTTGAAGCTGCCAAGGCCCTTGACCTCAGTATCAAGGGAGAACGGACTGTTATGGAAGGAATGATTAATTTACAGTTTGTTCAGAATGTTTTGAATGTATTAGTAGAAGAAATTTCTGACGAAGATTTATTACGCAAAGTTGCCTTTAGGCTTAAAGCCTTAATTCAAGTAGAGGAGCCTTCCTTAACATGACACAAGAAGTAACCACTTTTTCAGATGCCTTTGATAGATTAGCTAGTGGTTTATTAACCACGCAAAAAACCCAGGTGGGGTCTTTTAAAGATTTTGTTGTGAATATTTGGTCACACAGTTTTGATAATCCAGAGTACTTTAATGCGTGGCATGTAGGACAACTTGCTGAAGATATTGAATATTGTTTAGAAAATACTTTGAATTATTGTGCAATATTACCCCGGTTCCATTTTAAAAGTACTGTTCTAGGCCATGCCTTTAGCGTCTGGTCATTACTTAAAGCCCCTAGGGATTGTGCTGTTCTATATCTATCGTATAGTGATGCAATGGCTAGGTATCACATCTCTGAAATTAATAAGGCCATCTCTAGAAATTACATACTCCGAGAATGGATGGATAACAGGGCACCTAAAGCCGATTTCTCTGCCCGATATTATGTAAATAATAAACCCATGG